ACCTAGGTTCGTATATGCTCACGGTAGTACCTGCCTGATTGTGTCACGAACAATACGTGCCACATTGTCTTTCTGTTCTACCATTGCCTTGGTTAGGAAGGGGTTACCGGGATACGCCACGATAGGTGCTTTGTGACCGTTATGCAGGAAGATGGCGTAATGGACGTCATTACCTACCCAGTTTGGTCCATGCGGATCAGCAATGACTTCAGCTACAAACTTACTTACTTTACGCCCACGGATGCTTTGCACAAGTTTGCCAGATGCTATGTTTGTACCTGCGTGTCGTTTAGCACTCTGCGCTACTTGTTGGGCGGCTGGTCGCAAGCCGGTAGAGACGCCACTCTTTATACTGAGTGACACTCCTCTAACGTTGCTTGTGACTGTTACGTATTTCATTTATCCGCTACTTAACTGCACCAGGAATGGACCAAAGGTGGTTGTTACCGTATTCATTGTACGCTCTACAACGATTCTATATGTACCTGCTGTAGTAACACCTAGCGCTGTCCACGATAGGTTAGGTGTCCATCTGATTACACCACCGTCAGCATATGCAACCGTAGGCGTAATGTTATTGACTACCGCTGTACCAGCCTGGTTCCTTACACGCATTACAAGTGTTGATCCACTAACCGATACGCTTCCACCGGATGAGTCAATAAGGACAATCTCGATGTTAGGAACAGTAGACAGGAATTGATTGACTTCCGTAATCAATCCTTCCGATGCGTTCTGCCTGATTAGGAACGGCCCTTGACGAAGCTGAATACGTGATGTGTCTGCACCAGTAGACACCTTGGTGTCTAGGTAGTCACCAAAGGTCCCTGGTGTTGTGTGGTCAACTTTAAATTCATCCCATACTAACGTAGGAGTAGAATCAACCACGTTACGAGTCTCGTTAATGACGCCACCAAATTCAGAAGCACTTGTGTAACCAGAGACCGAAGCTCCCCATACAGCAGTTGCTGTCTGCGCTGATGTCAGCCAAGAAGTCGCAGGGTCAAAGCCGGTCAACTGATACTCAAGCGATACTGGAGCCATACCAGATGCACCCTTGAGCATAACGACAGCGTGGTCTACGCCTGTGGCAAATACAGCATTAGGAATGTCAAAGCGATAGATGCCCGGCAGGTTGGTTGCGTCTACCTCAACCCATCCACCAGATGAATACGCACCGCTGACTGTTTGTGTGGCTAATGTAATCTGTACTGCTGTACCACCTACTCCAGCAACTGGAGGTCGCACATAGTAAGCAGTGAAGCTCGCAGTATTGAAGGCAATACCCGTCTTACCGCCACCTGTTGTACTTGCGCTATCCTGCACAAAGACATACTCGGAGCGGTTGGATGTGGCTTGCGCCTGTACGAATAACTTAGCCACGAATGCCCCCTGTCATGCCCGGATGCGTCAGCAGTCCGCCGCCGATTGTCTTGTATGTTCCTGCACCTGCATCTGGGTTTGGCCCAGTCCAAGCATTGCCGTAGAGGTCGGTAGCAGGTGCACCTGTGAGTGTTCCAAAGTTAGCATTTGGTGAGTTTAGGAACGATGTCAGTTGTGCAATGGTTGGCAATCCTTGTAATAGACTCTCGCCAATGTCCACGCCGATATCACCGACCGTAACACTTCCGGTGCCTACTGCCACGTTGCTTCGTGCGCTTGCTCCTAGCAGTCGATTGTAACTTTCAATGAGAGTTCCAAGAGTGCCACCGATGAGGTCATTAGAACAGTTTGCGGTTATACAGTTTGTGATTGTTGCAGGGAAAACCAGACTCTGACCACTTTGGTTAATTGCGAAGAGAGATACAAAGAATAAGCAGTTGAATACAGCGGTTTGACAAGACACTTGAACAACAGCCTGAGCGCAATGTCTAAATACAGAATTTTGGATTGATGTCGTATCCTGTACACCACCACCAGTTAGTTGCAGTCCAATATTTCCACCGTGGAATATACATTGGTTAATTGTCAAACTCATAGCAGTTGATGCCGGACTGGTCATAACAATTAAACTGCCGCTTGTATTACGATTGGAAAATGTGCACTTCTCAAATGTCCAGTTCTTCACTGTTGCAACATTTATTCCATATGGTGGATTGAACTTAAAGTTTATGTTTGACCAATACATAAAATTCTTTGATGTTCCCGTAATCACGTGATTAGAGAACCCAGCGGCATTCAGTGCTGTGTTGTAGTTTGTGCAGATGACCTGCCCCGGTGTCACTCCCGGAAACTGTGTCGCTAAAGGGTCACCAGTTACGTAGGTGTTTGCTGTTGCACTAGTCATCAAAACATTAATAAGCGCAGAGTAGACACCCGGTGCAATGTAGACAGTATCACCGCTTGACATACCACTTGCACTAACTGCTTTAGCAACGGATGCCCACGCTTGGCCAGTGCCTGGACCAGTGCCTGTGTTGCTGTCGCTACCGTCTGTGCGAACGTAAAACGTAGCCACTATTCAGCAGTCCCAGAAATGATTTCTTGTGCCATAATTACTGAGAACTGAGTGCTGTAGTTCTTCTGAAATTGTGCATCCTGTGTAGCCCACCATCCAAATATACTTGTACCACTTTCACCAAATGTACCAAGGATATTTCCATCATCATCAGTAATGTCACCAAATACAATCCAATCGCTAGGTGCATTAGGGTTAGGCTCTAAACGGTAGTTCTGGAGGTTCACTTCTTGACCTTCCGCTTATCAATAGCAACCATCGCAAGGTCACGCAACTTCTCAAGGTCACCCACACTCATAAAGTCTAGATTGTCAGCAATCTGACTCAGAATCATAGCCTCACCAAAAGGTATCTTGACTTCAGGGACGTTAGTAGTCTTCTTCAATAACTTACTTAGCCAGCTCATTGTGCTTGTACCCTTATCTGTAGTGGACCAAATGTTGTCGTCGTACCTGACACTGTTCGATCAATAAACAAACGATAGTTACCAACTGGACATCCGATAGCCAAGTAAGTGCCTGGACCTGTCCATCTAACGATTCCACCAGTACCGTATTCTACTGTTGGCGTACCAGTTTCTACCACAGTGCTGGCTACGTCTAAGATACGTAGTCCAAGCGTAGCACCCGTGACAGGTACTGAATTGCCATCACCGTCTGTCAACTGCAACTCAAAGGAAGGTGTATCTGTTGTAAACACCTCAATGGTATCTACTGTTTCCGATCCTGTCTGCCGTAAGTCAAACGTACCAACGAACACGCGAGTAGATGCGCCACCAAGAAGGTTACTGTCAATGTAGTCCGTGCCGTTGTGAAGAAGAGCGCCTTTGAGCTCATCGGCTGCCGCTGTGCTGTTTACGACAGCATGTATGTTTGACTCAATATGGTTTGCAGTCCCAACGTTTACCAATCTATTATCTGCTACTGTCTTTAGTGTTCGTGCTCCAAACGTGGATGCTGTTACGTGCGATGTGTATGGTTCATCCCAGACCGCTGCGGCTGTCTGCGCTGCCGTCAAGCCACCACTTGAAAGTGTAACGGTCAAGACCGCGCCATTCGTGCCGCTTGCACCACGCACCACGATCGTGACATCAGATGCACCAGCGGCAAATGCGGCGTTAGGAACATCAAGCCGATACACGCCCGGCACGAGGGAGGACGATATCTCTGCAAAGCCACCAGAAGTCCACGCTCCTGTTGCTGTCTGCGTGACCAGCGTGATAGCCACCGGAGCCGCTTGGTTGCGGACGTAGTATGCCGCTAGACCAGTCGTGCTGAATGTCAACCCTGTAGCACCTAGGTAGAGCTCGATGCTTTGTGATGTGCTTGCTGGAGCGATTGTGATTGTTGATGCGTTGCGCTCTGTTGGCACATATGCAGTGATGGATGACAGATTTCTGTATGTGACTGCTCCAGCGTCAGGTGTAGCTCCTGTCCACGCCACACCAAACATATCGGTAGCAGGTGCACCAGAGGATACGCCGAATCCAGCGTTCACACTTCCAAACGTTGAACCAAAAGCATAAACAGAAGGCAGACCCACCAGTGTTGTATATCCTAAATCAGTCCCATAAATACCGGCGGATGACGATGTCCCAGATGCTGTCACACCTGTTAGAGTAGCGTTTGGATATCGATTGTATGTCTCAACCATTGCGCCTGATGTAGCGCAGTTTAAGAATCGACCAGCACCTAAATGCAAACAGTTTTTAATTTGAAATGGTGTTGTGTTATTCCATCCATACTCACATACGACTGTACCAACACCAGAACTTCCAGCGACAAATGTACAATTTGTCATACTTCCGCCTGTCGGGAATGTTGAACCAGCCGCTGGAGATGTATACAGCGCATAAGGATATGTTTGATTATTTGGCACAAAAAATAAACAATCTGACCAACTTATACCTGCATCATAAGTGGTTGTATGTCTTGGATTATCAATGAAGAAACAAGCAGCCGAATCAAAAATACATTTTGTTACAGTCAGATTTAAGGATGTTCCAGCAGTACCAGACATCGATATTGAGGCTGTTGTATTTGTAGGAGACCCTCCACCAGCCCTCATGCTTTGCGCGTAGCATTTATCAAACGTCCATCCATTACAGGTGGTGGCAATAATCACACGAATCTGATTTTGGAAAAAGATATTTGACCAGTAAAGGTTGTTTTTACTGGTTGCCGTTATAGGCGTACCTATAGACGTGCTTGATGTGTCACTACTAAAACCAGTAATACGAACTTCACCAGCTGCTACACCAGAGAACTGAGAAGCCGTCGGATCACCTGTAATGTAGGTTGTTGTGGAGTAAGTGCCACCAATAGTGACAGCCTCGCGATAAACACCGGGAGCGATGTATAGCATGTCACCTGAGCCTATACCAGTGGCTCCGAGAGCCTTCTGTATAGTCTTCCACGCTTGACCAGATGCTGAACCAGTACCGGCGTTGCCATCATTGCCATCTGTTCTGACATAGTAAGTTGCCATCAGTTAGCTCCAACGATTTCCTGTGCAATGACGTACGACATCTGAAGAACAAACCCGCGCTGTACTTCTTCCGACTGTTGAAGCCACCACGTAAACAAAGACGTGCCATCAACACCGTATGTGCCGATGATGTTATTGTCACTGTCGGTGATGTCACCAAAGATACGCCAATCAGTGGATGGTGCAGGTTCCTTCACGACCGAGAAGTTTACAAAGTTCATTTGCCCACCTTTAGTGCATTCATCTGCGTCCCGGAGAACGGCATCGTGAGGAACGCCAGCACACTACTTACCGCAGCGGAGACACCCGCCGCTACCGCCTTGCTGCCGTAGAGTGCCAGCACTGCGCCCAGCTCGGCAATGTCCTTCGCTTCGCTTGTCCTGATGCCATCACCGAACACGGAAGTAAAAGCAGCTACAAAAGCCACGATCACAACGACCACTAACCGCTTGATGCTTATCTGTAAATTCATCTTGTGTTCATACGCCCTTCGATGTTCGACACACGGCTTTCTACTTTACCAAGCCGTGTTTCCATCTTTGCTGTATCTGACTTTATCTCTTGTGTGTCGCTACGCATATGACTCAACTGTTCATCCATACGGGCAAATCCCATTGCAGCTTGCACACCTGTCAACAAGATCGGAATCATTAACGCCAACACCGCCACAATCAAATGCCAAACTTCAATATTCATTGAACGTCCTTCCCCGCCGCCGTGTACCGGGAGAGTATCTGTGTCTCAATATCTTTACGTAGTTGTGTTTCTACTTCCGTAGTTACATCTCTTTTGAATGCAGGAAGGTTAGCGTCTTGTCGAATAAAGAATGCGATTATCGCCGTAATAACAGCAGGTACACCTGCTCTCAATGCCTCAATGCTTGCAATACTAGCCACTTTGGCTACATGGCCGAACGTGCTATTATCGCTAATAGGCATGTTCTCCCATGCCGCATTGAACGCAGGTAGAGCAGAAGCAAAGAAAGCCCCAACAATAACCCACCACAATCTACCGTAGGCAATGTTCATGCTTTGCGTCTCTCAGCCTTGACGGTAATAAAAATGGCGTCTGTTCGACCAGGGTCACTACCAGTAATAAGGTAGTCAACGTTGTTGACCCGTAATCTCTCGTACTGTGTAACCTGTGAATCAGCAGGAAGGATAATCTCTGCATCGTACAGAGGTTGTGTCTTCTTACCTGCAAACTCTTCGTTACGTGCCTGGCGTGGTAAACGCAAGCGGCAAGGGAATGTCTTGTATCCGCCTGGCGCCGGCACAAGTGTAAACTGTACGTTAGCGGATCCTATGCTTGTAGTAGGGCCAGTGTTTACCGGTCTTAGCGCATACGCCGTGTCAGTGAGCAGTCTAGCTTGCATCTGCACAGCCAAGTACTGAACAGCACGTTTACCCGGTGTAACTGGTATCACGGAACCCACATATCCATGAAGGTGTTAGACATTCGCACACAGTGTGCATGTCTTTGTTGCAATTCAAGTTGCAACCATTCGTCACTAGTATTGATGTCGTTTACGCACTTCGCAGCCTTTAATGTCCATGCTGCCTTTGCCATACCTGACAAGTCGTAGTTGTCAGATGGTGCGTCTCCTTCATCCTGCCAGTAACAAGTATTGTCAGTGACAACATAGCCCACCCTGCTTGCTCGCAAGGTAGGCCATGAAGGTTCAGTTGCTCCGGTAATGCCAGATTCTATACAACGGTAAAGTCTGTTACTGGTTGTTACACGGATGCGATAGTTGCCGTTAAAAGTGGTAGACGCAACCCAGTCGTTAGCAATCTTGTAACGGTTTACCAGCTGGACCAATTCGTCCGGTGATAAGACCGGATCAAGATTAGCGTCAGCGTATGTTGTCAACCAGTTGATTGCTTCTATTTGAGTCACGTCTACCGCCTAACTTACGATCCGCCGTTGAGGAAGATACCACCTTCGACAGTGGTTGCATCCTGCGTCACAGGAACCTGTGTTGCATTCCAGAGTTTTACATCAAGGAAGTCAACAGTAGCGTTCTGTGTTGCACGCGAAGTAACAATACGGAAGTAACGCTTCTTTGGCTTGTTAACCTCGAAGAAGATAATCTTGTTATCATCGGTGTCAGCAATAGTAACAGATCCACCAGTAACGTCTGTGAACGTAGTGTTGTCATCTGACCACTGAAGCTTTGCACTTGTAACAGCACCAGAGACAATTGCTCCAACTGCCATTTCAAAACAAATGTTGTTGAATCCAAGAACATCTGCGCTGTCGCTCGTAATAGCTGTAGAGCCAGCAGCCGCAACGAAGTTTGTACCGTCTGGCTTCATGCGGATGTGCTTGATCTCTTTTTGGATTTGGCGAAGAACCATAATCGTTATCCTTTCATTTGGGGAGGTGTTACCCTCCCCATTTCACTAAGCAGATACCTTGTGAGCAATCAGCTTCCAGTTCTCTACTGGGCGTCCACCATGGCGGAATCGTCCAACGAGTCCAACCTTGTTGTTCTCAGCGTAGCGCTCAAGAAGAACCTGGATGGAGAGTCCAAGGCGATTGACCAAGTAGTAACCAGACCAGTCACCAGAGATGACAGGATATGCGTTGGCTGCTACGTTAGGCATGAGTCCGCTGTACACAACAGGGTAGCCAAGAAGCGTGTCCACACGGCTACCAGCAAGACCGGAGTCTTGGTAACCATATGCAAACAGGTATCGAAGCTGTTGGTCTTTGAGTTTGTCAATAGTACGCTTCGTGCTGACACGGTTCATAACAACACGGATGTTCTCGTTGTACTGTTCTGGCAGTGTGTCGATAAGATCAATAAGACCGTCGGCAGTCAGTGCAGAAGCAGAACCAGAGTTGACGATACGTGGTGCATCAGCCGTTCCGATTGCAGTCAGGATACCAAGTGGCTGGTTCACACCGGAACCACTAAGAATCATGCGATCACGCTCAAGAGCAATGGTCTCATCAAACTTGTCAGCAATCCATCCCTGAATGTCGATGGCCGAGTCTTCCAGCATGTTGCGGGTGATACGGCTTTTCATCATACCGGTGTAGACATCGATACGAGTCTGACCAAAGAGGTCGGAGTCGTCTACAAGTCCTTCATCGGTTGCCGCTTGCTCACCGGTGTACGTGACACGGAAGCCAGTGGAGTAGATGTCGTTGCTGTCAACATAGTTGACCTTTGGCATCTCAACAGCATCACGGCTGGTAGAAAGCTGAGTAACGAGACCAGCAACACGGGTAGGTGTAGCCAAGCGGCTAACAACACGGTTGATGATTTCTGGTGTTACAAAGTAACCACCCTGTGGGTCAAGTCCAACTTCGAGGTCTTTACGAGCTGTTGCACCCATACCGGTAATACCCTTACGAAGGTATTCATGGAATGCTTGCTTGTAACCATCACTGTTCATGTGTGACCAAACACTCTTGGTAAAGGTACCTTCACCAACTTGGTTCACTTCCATGGCCTGACGGCTACGCTCTACGTCTGCATGACCAGCCTTAGCGTAATGGACGTTTCCAGGGATCTCGTTCGATGGCTCTGCGAACCACTTCTTCTCATCCTCTGCCGTCTTGATTGCTTCATACTGTGACTTGGCAACAACGATTGCATCGTTGATCGACTTAACCTTAGCCAGGTCGTCGCCACAGAAATCAGCCTTACCAAGAATCTGATCGCGTTCTGCCGACTTGGCTTTGATACCATCGACAATCTTGTTAAGATCCATTTGATCTCTCCTTACTTGATTGATAGCTCAAAGATTGTGTTATCTAACTCAGCACTAGCCTTCAGAGCTTCCACCAATGCTGACTGTGATTCGGCTTTCGCGACATCCCGCTGCTTCCAGCCTTGTGATGCAATTATTTTTGCATCACTCTTCGAGAAACGCCCACTAGTGTGTAGCCACTTCTCAAAATCCCTGACCGTTGTCAAATCCACAGACTTGACTTGAGCCATAAAGTCATCACCCATCGCATCAATATGCGAGACGAGAACCTTTGCTTTATCGGCAAACTCATCGAGTGCTTCACCGACCATCTCTGGTTCATCTGGGTTACCAGCAATATACGACATTAGACGACCGAATAAAAGTTGAAGACCGTATAAAGACATCTCATCGTCAATACTACCGAGCATTCCGGTGTCTTCTTCTTCCTCTCCCATTTCGTCTTCTGGAATGCCTTCTTCTTCTTCTTCGTCTTCCATTTCGACTTTATGAGACATCTTCTCTTCTTCGTCGTCGTCTTCCATGTCGTCTGGATCATATGGACCATACATAGACTTGTTTTTCAGGATAGTAGTACGACATCGTTTGGCAAAAGCAAAACCTGGGTCACCGCCCCAAGCATCCCAAGCAACTCTGCCTGGTGATGGAAAGCCGTCTTCACCACTACTAAATCCCTTGGCCTTCTTATCTACTTCATGCCTAGAGAAGAAGCTGTACATGCGCATGACAGTATCAGCTGAAAGAGATTCACCCTTTACAATCTGATTAGCACGCGCCCAACCTACTGCGGTTGCACCATCGTGTCCATCTTCACGCCAAGCAATAGCACGCTTTGCAGCAGCCTTCATAGCAGATGTAGGCTTGAACGTCTTCTCTTCTTTAATCATAGGCTCCATCAACGATTTCACCGGCATAACAGAGTTACGTGGTTCAGCTGGACATGGAGTCAGACTTGCTTCAGCGATAGGCCAGGAAAGAATCTGTTTACGATCAGCGCTCTTCTTAGAGTAAGCAACAAGATGAGGCGCCGCACCACTACTTAGGCCAAGTCTACCTTCCCTAAGTAGTTGGTTGACCTTAGCCATGTAACGGTTGCTGATGTCAATCTGTCCTTCATAGAACAAGCCGGCATCGTCCATCTTTACCTTGCCGCGACCGATGACTTGATTACCAAAGACCTCAGTAAAACCATGACCGTAGTAGAGGTTCAAGTCAAACTCATCACCACTCTTGAGGGGACGCCCAAAATCGGTAGCAGCAGTAAAGTATTCGCCAGTCGTGTCATTAGCACTGCCTTGATTATCAAAGCGCACTAAGTAACCTGAAAAGCGTCCATCGGCAGATGCTTTTACTGCATCGCCTATCCAGCACAAGACTTCGTTATTCATCTGCTTGATCCACCAACCTTTTCCAAGTCCGAAGGGGACGGAATGTGTATCTCTTCACTAGCCTGTTGCCTACGTGATATATCCTCACCTCTAGGCTTTGTAGTCGCTAATGATGGGGTAACAACAGGTGCTTCTGTAGTTGCCAAGTAATCGGTACGAGCATCCACACTTTCAATGTCAGCTTGCATTGCTTCATGGAAGGACAACTCACGGCCAACTTCCTCACGTGCTTCGTCAACAGTAATGATTCCAGCAAGCACATCTGCTCTTGCTTCACGCCTAGAATCAAGCACATCAGACTTAAGCTCAAGGATACCTGACGTATCGTAGAACACCCATAAGTCTTCGCTGTCTGGGTACGTGCGCAACACCTTACGGGTCAACTCATAAGCAAACATCTTCATGAATGGGAGAATCCCACCACGCCATGACTGCTTAATAGACTCCTGCTTGTTGTTGAACGTAGCACGCTGAACACCTGTCCAAAGACCAAGCGCCAACGGATCAAGACCAAGCGATGCAGGAATACGTGTTTCTGGCATAGAACGAACATCGTTTAGCGCCATCTCATCCGGTTTGAATCCAAGTTGATGCATGTCAAGAGCACCAGGAATAAACCTAGGCTTACCCGGCTCACGAGACATCTTCTCTTGCAAGCGACGCGTCATGTTGTCAGCTTGCTCTGGAGTCATTGGGGCAGCCTGTTCGCCACCCTCCATCTTTAGAATCTTAGGAGTAAAGACCACCGGAGGTACACCACCGGAGGAAGCGAGTCCAGCACTAAAGTCACTATATGAGTTATCTGTAATGATTTCTCTATACAAAGCTGCGAGAGGTGACACACCCTGTAAAGGTAAACGTTCATCGATTCCATACTTTATGTGGACGACGTCTTCCTTCATCAGCTTCATGTTGTTCCCAAAAGGGGAATACTCATAATGCTCAAGGTAACCATCGTCATTTGGGATAGGACGAATCCATCGTGCAGGAATCCACAATAGCCGAATAGGAGTACCTTCACGGTCACGAGTTACATAGATGTAGCCGTTACCCTTGCGGATCACATCAGTAATCACTGCCCAGATAAGTTGTGTTCCACCGTAATGGTCGTTAGGAAACTCAATAAGGTTTTCCAAAGGATGCTGTTTTTCAAGCCCTTTGTAGTTAACACCATCACGAGTGCCAACGGAAACAGGTGCTTGTTGCCAAGAAGTAGCAATGAAGTTTATACAGATGCTAACAATAGCATTGTCGCGTCCTTCATTGGCTTGGGCTGGATCAAGTGTCCGGTAAGGACTAAGTAAGTCTGAGAATGACTGAAAGCCAGTGATGAACTGACCGTAGGCATATCGTGGCAAAGGCGTATCATCGCCAATGGACAACTCATTGTTTTTCTTGATACCGAGTCTATGTAATGCTTTATCCCAGAATGCCATGCCGCCTCACTAAAAAGTATACAGACCTATACAAAAGCCAATAGTAAATAAGGTAATCAACGTCAAGTCTATACACTTGCTCAGAATACATCCCAATTCACACTAACTTGCCTCTTTGTGGTTTCTTCAGCGAGCGTTGTGAATGCATCAGCCAAGGCGTCCACCATGTCATCGTGCCTTCCGTTAGGAAACATCTTCAATTCATCGACCAAGATACTATTCCATTCAGCCTTAATCATTCTGAAATGACCTTGGTTTACCTGTGAGGACATAGGGTCTGCTCTAATTGTTTTATCACCTGAGATAGCCTTGAACCGTAGTCTATGCCCAGACAACATACGAGTGATACTGGCAACAAGTGATTTACCTGCCGCTCCTGGGTCTTGTGGAAACCTTTGGATGGTCTCTTCCATGCCATCAACCATACACGTGACGCGTATCATCTCGTCACGCTCGTTGGTTGCTAACTGCTTACGGACTACATCTAAGATCCAGTAGTTGCCATCCTCACCAAGACCAACCAATACACCAACAGTAAAGTCACCCTTGCCCTTGGTAGATGCCAAGTCCCAACCACGTACCTGGGCTTTCATCTCTGGAGGATTACCTTCAAGGATGTTGTCCGCAAGTATCATGTTTCCTTGTTGTGTTGACGGTCGCTGTTGATACTGACTATTCCAAACGCGCTCACTTACAGCAGATCGCAAGCCGGCTAACTCTTTGACGTCGTACCGTTCTGGCCACAACGCTTCACCGTACTTACGACCTAGTGGATCAACACCGTCTGTTGTGTCAGGTTCCGCCGTTGCTGAGAAGCTTACAATCTTCCATTGCTCACCAGCATGTTTCATCTCTTCAATAAGGCGCCCAGCCAAATCATCCTCATGCCATCTGGTCATAATTAGGATAATGCGTCCACCAGGCTCAAGTCGTGTACGAAGCTTAGACTGATACCAACGCCATAGACTCTCACGTCTATCTTCTGTCCAGACTGCTTCTTCATCTGCTACCGGGTCGTCAATAAGGATTAGATCTGCTCCACGTCCGGTAATACCACCACCAACACCAGCGGCCCTGTACGTGGCTCTGTGCGCCCACAGGAGTGCCCACGTCTGTGCATTACGCTGGTCGGTGGCTAACTGACAATCAGGGAACACCGCAGCAAAGTCACGGTTACTCTGGATGGTGTCACGAACACTACGACTAAACTGTTCTGCTAGGTCGTTAGAGTACGAACAGTGAATGATGGTGCGTCGCGGATCTCTTCCAAGGAACCATGCAGGAAACTTCTCAGAGACTGTAGAAGACTTCCAGTGTCTAGGCGGCATGAAGACCATAAGTCTATCGACGTGCCCACTCTCGACCAACTCAAGTTCCTTGGCAAGTATCTTCAGATGCCTAGCCTTATACTGCTCGGCAGCTTTTCGGTCAATGAACCCTGCAAACTCTGTAAGGCTGATGCGTGCTGCATTGACTTTCTTGTCATAGGCACGTTTTGCTGCTTCCGCCATCAATGCAGATGTCGCGGCAGACTCTTGGATTTTATTCAACTACTACTGCTTCCTCGATGACGTCTACCTCATCAGGTTTTGCCGCAATAAGATGCGCTTCAGCAAGAATCTCTTCTTGTGATAATCCATACTGCTCTGCAAGTACACGCCATGAGCCAGATGGGCCAATGCCAACATTCTCTGTGTTCTCACCCGCAAGAAGTAACCTAAGCTTGACCATCTTCTGTAGGTCATCGACAGTATCCAGCCGGATCTCACCACGAGTGAGATTTTGCTTCCACTGTTCAATCGTTTCGTCAATGATGTCAATATACGCAGCTTTAGCAACGGCAACAGATGCAACAGAAGACCGACTTAATTGAGCAGACACCTCAGCATCACGCTGAAGTGTCCTTGTTTCCCAACTGAAGTTACGTCGCCAACTGCGTACTGTCTGTACTGACACATGGTGCTTTTCAGATACCTTTTGAAGGTTCCTGTCTCTAGTGTCACCGAGACTGTAGTACGTTTCGAATGCTTCACGCTGAAGCAGGTTTTCGTTGGCAATGTGCTTAGACATTAAGCGAACGGATCCTCAATGTCCGAGATGTTTACCGCTGGAGCGCCAGGCTCCGCATCACGTGTACCCTTTGTTAGCGGTGATACGTTAGCGACAACAATGTTGGTAAAGCGCTTTTGTGAACCATCCATTGCAGTAACGACATTGATTTCAATGCGTCCTGTAACTGCAACCAAACGTCCCTTTTCAAGATACTTACCTACGAATTCTGCTGTCTTACCCCATGCGACACAATCAAAGAAGTCAGTGGACTTCTCCTTGTCCTTCATGTAAGGACGATCTACAGCTACTGCAAAGTTGCATCTTGGCGTTGCTCCTGTCCCTACATAGGACGGGTCACGCGTTATTCTCCCCACTAGTGCTACTTGATTCATCATCTAATTCCACTAACTCTTTCAGCCGCCAAACGGCTTTCTTGATTTCTTCAGCCGCATCATCACATCCAGTAAATTCCTTGGCTAAATACCAAATCGCCTTAGCCAAGTCCCCGTGATAAGTGCAACCGTCTTTTTGTCCACGGCGTTGGATGTACTTGATTGCCGTAAACAGATACCTGCTCAATCCCCAAGAATCCGCTACGTCGGTTGGACGTAGCGAATACTTTTCGTAGTGACTGTTATCCTTCACTAGGAGTAGAAACCTTAGCCTTGCGTGGCTTAGGCACTTGAGGAATGTTCTCGTCTACAGGAGGAACCGCATCAATGTCAAACTCATGCACGGTTGTATGTGTTCCAGTAGCGTTCAGCTTTGTAAAGACCCAATCCTGAGCTTCTGACAACTTGGTAAATACTTCTTGACCAGCGTTTGTCTCATCGTAAACGTTGGCTACGAACGATGAAGGGGAAATATGTACAATAGCCTTCATCTCTGATCCTACAAACAGACGAACAATGCGTTCAGCACCGTTGACTGTGTCAAACTGCCACACGGGTTCCATGTGCTTTCTCCTAGTAACCGAGGTTGTTTTACTATACACTTTACGCATGCGTGACGCAAAAATAAGTAAACAACCTAGTCTGCACGGGTACACAGCTACTCAACCTATCTGCATGACTAAGGATATTACAGGGGCCGAAGATGACTTCGGAATATGGCCCAAGGAATACAAAACAGACGCGTACGTCAAAACATGTATCCGGCTTCCTGAGAGTCTGTTCGTAATGATAAAAGACCAAGGATTACACAAGTCAATCAGGCGCCTTATCCTGATTGCTAATCCTTTGTATGCTCATCACCTGATTACCCTAAATCCGTTGACTCAATTGAATAGAGTGCAGTTGCGTCAGGTTAGAGATGAAGCGCTAGCACTACAGTGCATGTCACTGATGATAGAAGCAAACCTACCTATGATGCGTGAGAACCTTAGCAAGACTATTGCAATGGCAGATCACATAGCAGATCAGCGGGATAACGAGCGGAAGCGGTTGCTACGTGAAGGGCGCCGGCAGCGTTTACTTGACTTACGGGCAAAAGGCAAACTGAATATACGAGGACGGACCAAGTCTCAATAAACAATATGCCCACGAATAAAACAAATAAAACACAGGAGATAAACATGTCTAATAGACCTATCGCAATGCGAGCTATAGAGAACGCACGGCTAAACGTTGGTGTAAAAGAAGAAGGTAATAACGCGGGAGCCGCTGTCGAATCATACCTAGCATCGTGCAATCCATCTCTTCCTCCTGGCAATCCCTGGTGTGTTGCTGTTGTACGGTTTCGGCTGAAGCAAGCCGCAACACAACTAGGACTTACCTACGATGTGTCAATGCCGCGAACAGCGTATACACCTGACTACGTGCGATGGGCACAGAAGACAGGTAACTGGGTAAGCTTGACCGAAGCAAAGAACATGCCATTCAAAGTACGTCAAGGAGACTTGGTCTGCTTCTGGTTTTCTGCATTAAACAGGCATGCACATATGGGTGTCGTGGATCGTCTTCGAGAAGATGGAACCGGGGTACTGACTATTGAAGGTAATACCTGTCCAGAAAACTTCTATGGCGATGAACGAGACGGCGACGGCTACTATCCAAAGGTGCGTGACTGGAGTGAGTTAGGTGTTCGTGGCGGATTCATCAAGTTAGATTTCTAACATTGCGTTATTTCATAACACTGTTGTATGATTCCGTATCGTTTCTTTTAGGGGAAAACATATGAACAACCACGACAAACGCGCACAGGAGCTGCTTGAGTTAATCATTGCAGCTTCTTGTGAAGCAAAGTACCTGCGCTTCCATGGCCGCATAAACTCACGTATTGAAATGGAGTTAGATGATGCGGCTGGACTACTTAGGGTAGACACCGCAAACATCGCAAAAGAACAGAAAGATAAACCATCCTTTCTCAGGAAGTTTGGTTTTCGCTAATGCGCTATCTGAGCGTATGTAGCGGCATTGAAGCCGCAAGCGTTGCATGGGAGTCTCTTGGTTGGACTCCTGTTGCTTTTTCAGAAATAGAAAAGTTTCCATCTAAGGTATTGGCGCACAGGTTTCCAAACGTCACTAACCTTGGAGATATGACACGTTATAAGGAGTGGAATATTGAAAGAGGTTCAGTTGACCTTATTGTCGGAGGAACACCCTGTCAAGCTTTCTCAATCGCAGGACTACGCAAAGGGCTTGACGATCCACGGGGAAATCTCGCACTCACTTTCATTGCAATGGTTGAACACTATAAACCCGAATGGGTCGTATGGGAAAACGTCCCCGGTGTTTTGTCAAGCAACGGAGGACGGGACTTTGGTTCCTTCCTTGGGGCGTTGGGGAACATCGGGTATGGGTTCGCATACAGAGTGCTTGACGCTCAGTACTTTGGAGTCCCCCAGCGAAGGCGTAGAGTCTTTGTTGTCGCACATTCTTCAGGGGACAGCAGACGTGCAGCAGAAGTATTATTTGAGCCAGAAAGCCTGCGAGGGGATACTCCGAAGAGCAGAAAAACGGGGCAAGACACTGCCCAATGCCTTACGACAGGCACTGGTTGCAGGTACGACCCAGACACCGAAACCTTGATACCTATGATGTATTCGGTTCGTGAAGATGCCAAGGCTAACAACTTCAGTGCCAATAAAAGTGATGTTGCAAACTGCATTCAGTCTATGCAACCAGCTACGACCAGCCATCATGCAATCAACTACGTGGTTCATCCAGCCCATGCGTTCAAGATACGCGGTGTTGGGCATTACACCGGTACAAACGGCGGGGTAGCAAAGCCTGGAACCGGCGGCAGTGGTTACATGGGGCAGGATGAAAAAGCCTACACTATCGCAACCTCACAGGATCAGCAGATAATGCACGGCATGACAGTACGGCGGCTAACACCCACCGAGTGTGAACGGCTTCAGGGTTTCCCAGATGGCTACACCGACATCATGCCAGATACTCCAGACGGACCAAGGTACAAGGCACTCGGTAACAGCATGGCTGTACCCGTCATGCGCTGGATAGGGGAAAGAATTAATGAACATAGCTAAACTGGTAACGATTACGCCAGACGCAGAAGCACACATCGCCTACTGTGCTCGCGTGTCATCACCAAACCAAGAGAATCCAGAGATCACACGACTTCTCAAGTACTGCATTAACCACAAACACTGGAGCATATTTGAGATGGCACACATGGTTGTTGAAATAAAGACGTCACGTGCTATTGCTGCTCAGATTCTTAGACATCGATCGTTTTCATTTCAGGAGTTTTCACAAAGATATGCTCCTGTACCATCAGAACCACCGCAGGTCATTGGGATGCAACGCCTTGCTGGCTCACACAACCGCCAATCAAGCTTGCCATTACCAGAGTGGGAAGAACTTACAGATCAACAACAATTAGTGCTTATTCGGGCAGATGACGTAGTCAAAAGTGCTTACACTGTGTACAACGACTTGTTGCAATCAGGGTTTGCCACAGAAACAGCACGAATGATTTTGCCTTTGGCAACACCGACACGCATGTACATGGCTGGAAACATCCGAGATTGGTTGCACTACGTTGACTTGCGAATGCAAGACGATACACAACTTGAACACAGGAAGATCGCCGGCGACATCAAACTTATCATCGAAGAACAGCTGCCAACAATCTACGCAGCCATGTGGGGGAAATAATGAACATCTTTGGATTAATCAACACTGACGAGAATGTATTCTTGCCGGCACAACAGACAACACGGTCCGCTGGTTACGACCTACGAGCACGTATTACAGAACAACTGGTCATTCAGCCTGGTCAACGCACGTTAATTCCAACTGGCGTCTGTCTCACCAACGACATGCCAGATAACTACTTGCTTGCTGTGTGTAGTCGATCTGGCCTTGCAATCAACCATGGAATCTATGTGTTGAACGCACCAGGCATCATTGACGCTGACTTTGTAGGGCAAGAGATACAAGTCATCTTGGCTAACTGTGGATCCGAACCTGTTTACATCGCTCCACGGCTACGCATCGCTCAATGTGTACTCTTTGAACACAAAGGCCAAGTTGGAACCAATGAAACGCTACGCCTTGGCGGGTTTGGCAGCACGGGCTAGATAGTAAGCTCACTATGCACTAAGCACTCACGTATATTCTTGTCGTGATAGTCTTCAACGTTTAGTTTCAGTATCATGCCACCTTTTGGTAACGCGCTTCCATCCATGAGCGCTCCGTAGTTATCCTTACGGCCATGTTCCAACAGGTGGCTTGGTGTTGTCCCAGTGTATGTATCCATGTAAGCACCGGTACGAACAGTCAACACATCCTTCTGACAGACTCTATTCTCAGGTTTAAACTTACCCGGATTATAGACAATCTTAGAGTCCCTACCAGCTTGCTTGTTGTGTGTGTGTCCACGCCAGATTGCATCGACGCCTTCTAGCCACATCTGAGCACGTGAGAATGTAATAGCTCCTTTAGTTACGGGGGCTCCGCCACCCGCACCATGATGGTAGTGGATTACATAATGTCCAAACTTCTTCCCTAATCCATTGACGTCCATCCGAAGGTGTATGAACCCGTGATACCCACCGTAGTTGATAGACTTTCCGCTTTCCTTAGCAAGCAAGATGCACAGGTGCTTCACCGGCTCAATGTGGTGGAATCTCGCAACACTGTCGTCGTGGTTGCCATCACCTATCATCAGGATCCGATCAGCGTAGGGAGCCAGGATTTCATATGCCCAGCGGATAGACTCACCAATCATGTCGTCACCGGCGGTGAACATCCGTGGATGTAAGTTGTTTGCGCGGTAACGCTTTCTATCACCAGGAAGGATAGCATCGAACACATCACCATTGATGGCGATCAAAGCGTCCTCAGCTTCCGCACGCTTCAATTCCTTTTCAATTAACTTGTAGTCTGTGTGCAGTGACCCGATGTGTAGATCGGACATCAGCGCAAGATTTAAGACGTTTCCACAGGAGTGCTCGATGACTGTCATGCTTGATTATTGTCACAGGATTTGGTGTTTGTAGTAACAACAGTCAAGGGCTAACAGGATGCAAGTATGTAGACTTGAACCACGCTATAGCACAAAAAAAGGGCATCCGAAGATACCCTTGAGATTGGACATGAAGACTAGGGAATGCCTTGCTCGCGCAAGACAGACAACGGAGTAATTCGGATAAGGTGGCCATACTCCGCTGTCTGCTCAATATATATCATTCTCTCAAGTGGTAGTCCAGCTTCATACATGGCATACCTTCCTGGACCTAGGATGTCACGTAGGACGGAATCAGGCATCATGCCAATCAACTCATCCCTAGACATGTAGTCAGGCACTGCGCCGCCACGAACAGACGCATACTCCATCCAAGTCATAGTGATCGGCACAAGGATACAACGACACCGGGGATGAGATTCAAACTCATCGTTAGTAGCGTAGACTTTCCCGTGAAGCGTCAAGCATCCAACACACGTCTTGTTGTCAACGACAGCGACACGGCGATAACCCGTAACTAGCCCAGAGTTAAGTCTATTGATACTGGTAGCCACACGCCTTGTTGTAGCTTCGATTTCAGTAGTAGATATGTTCTCAAGCGCATTGTCAATGCTGTCTATGTATCCATTGATCTTCCTGACCCAGTCCTTGGCATCAAAGTCTTGTAGTGTAAAGTCATCAATCATGCCACGAAAAACGCGAGTAAGAGTATCTGCAGATGTTGCCTCAATGAGGTCTTGTAGGCTTTGTCCACCGTAACTATTACCGGTAGTGAACTCGTCCTTTGAAGGTCTCCGGATGTTAGGGCTACGAACACGAGCCGGCTTTGAACCCATGCTAAAAATAATGACGTTTGGGTACATCATCAAGGTAGCAGCAATGGCAGCTTCCTGACCATTTGTGACAATCTCAGTAACCTTAGACACGTACTGCTTGTGCTTTTCGTTGTCTTGTAGTAACTCAACGATTTCTTGGTAGTAACGTTCAGCCTGGAATGCAGTCACGTCAGGAAGTTGCATCATGGCGAGGATGTCAATGATGCGGTCGTACACATCCACAAAGACGTTAGAGATGCGATCCTTAGCAGTCCACAGAACTGCGTCTACTTCTTCGCGATAGTAACCAACAGCATTGTCATACTTGTTGACAGTCTCCTTGACTGCTCCTGTGTTGGCGTGATTACACTCATCACCACAAACGTATGCCATCCATCCATCGTCCATAAGAACATTCTCCTTGCTATACAAGCGCAACCTGTTATAGAATAGTGTAACGTATTTTGATGCTATCACGGCATATTAGGGGCAATATGACAGACAAAACTCCACGCACCCGCAGGGATTACCTGTGGGCACATCAAGAAATCCTTGCTGGTCGCAAGGTCATGCGCTTTGAAGCTCGTTGGTTTGTACAGATGGTAGACAAGCGCATGTGTACTTACCGTATTGACGGAGGCAACAACCGAGTATTCATCGGTATTACGACACTAAATTCAGCGGATCTTATGGCCCTTGATTGGGTTACATGCGAGTAAATATATCTACAGGACAGAGGGAGATTGTTTTATGACAAAGATATTTATACAAGATAACGGGTTTGACTTTCCATCGCATTGGCGGGAGACCTACGAAGTCTGCGACGATCGTGGATACGGCGCCAAAGTTGCTGAATATGAGCAAGTCATCATCGGTGCAGTCATCCAAGAGATGCGTAACGTCAAGCATGGCACACTGCAGCCAGAAGCACATCACCAGGCAATCCTTGACATGGTTAAGGATCTGATTGAAACAACGGTAGTAGACGAATGGCTGGAGGAGCTTACACAAATCCTTAAAGACTTCAATTACGAGATTGCGTACGAAGACTAATGGATAAACGAAGAAAACTAACCCCTGAGCAGGCAGATGAAGTGCTTGCAATGGTTGACAAAGGCATGACGTTAGAGTCAGTTGGTAGGGCAATGGGTGTCAGTACTTCGCACGTCCAACGATTGCGAGCAACACACAACAAAGGTGAAGTTAAAGCTAAACCTACGTCTCTGTCTAGCTGTATGAAGTTTATTGCGAAAGGATTTCCGTTTAAGCGTGTTGGCTGGGATAACTACTTCTACTTCTATGACACCGACAACTCCTGGTTCATAAAGTACAGGTATGTAAGTGACCACGGGGATGATTACGAAATCATTATGTATACGCTTGACTTGTCCCTGGAGTCATTGATGGCAAAGGACTGGGTTGTACTTACATGGGATGCAGTAAGTCATTTTCATGGATGCAACAAAAAGGTAGTCGAATGACTAGGGAGTATATTTATGATTAGTATATTTACGGGAATACTAATTGGTATAGCAATCTGCTATGCAGGTAGTCTGATCTATGACATCGTCAAGTTTTACAACTTCAAGGCTTGGCTACGAATGAAAAATGTAGACATTGAAAGCATGGACAAAGAGGACATGCGTGCAGCCATGACAGCTTACAACCTACGTAAAGTACCCAACGTCATTGTCGAATTGATTCCAGATCCAGATAGCGTGGATGACAAGGAAGTAGAATAGGCATGGAGCCAGCACAATAACTTTGGATTGGTAATTGATGGCTGGCTCCAGTTGTAAAGAAATCCTTTATAACTTATACTTCGGATGGCAGGGAAACCTGACTACGTTTGAACAACAACTGCTCACAAAGAGAAAGACCATCGTTTGCCCGGTGGTCTTTTTTGTGGGTGGTTCCATAACGGAACCTACCTTTCCAACGCGTGCCTTATCCTAGCTTCAGCAATCTTGTAGTACTGCTCATCCATCTCGCAGCCAATGAAGTCAAACCCATCGAGCATAGCTGCTTTACCAGTAGTGCCGGAGCCCATGAATGGATCCAGTACTGTGCCACCAGGCTGTGTCACAAGACGACATAGGTAACCCATAAGATCCACCGGTTTTACTGTAGGGTGGATGTTCCCATGCTCATCTAAGTCGCGATCCTTCTTCCCTGCCTTAGAACAGTAGAAGAAGCGTGCAGCGGATCCCATAGAAGAGTCAGTTTGACCAGAGCGCACATAACCTGTAGGCTTACCGTCGTTATTGAAGTGCCTCGCACCATCGGTGCGAACCCATGAACCACCTTTGGTATTAGGGAACAGATCAAGCACCTGCTGCGATCCATCATGGATGAAGTTAGCTGGCCATCTACCTAACGGGTTAGCAGGGTTAGCACCGCTAAGGTCACTGCTGTTCTTCCAGCTGTTATCCATAACACCGCCACGCTGACGTATCTGGTCCACACCCTTAGACAGCTTCTCGTAGTCATCCGCATCCATAGGTACACGGCAAGCATCTATATTCATGCCGCCGGTCCCATACTCAAGCACATTCTTAGCAATAGTACCTATCAATGGTTTCCGGGCTACTGTGATCGGCTCCAGTGAAGGTTTAAGAGAACTACCCCAGCCTTCCCACTTCTTAGCATCATCTGACTTAGCCTCATACGGAGGCACAGGATTACTAGTAAGCTTATTCTCCTGATTCACATCAGACGCCTGGTAACTACTAGCAGTAGGGATAGCCTTACCCCGATTACCATGACCATGCAACTTATCAATCGACACAGACACATTATGAGACTTAGGGAACCCACTCCCATAAACCCAAGCAATCATGTCCCGTATCTCAAAACCAGCATCCTCAATATTCACAGCCATACGATGCTGAGTACGAGTGCCAGCAAACGCTAACAAGTAACCACCAGGTTTCAACACACGTAAACACTCACGCCACACATCCACAGAAGGAACATCGTAGTCCCACTTCTTACCCATGAAACTCAAACCATAAGGAGGATCACACACAACACTATCAACACTACAATCCTCCAACAAACCCATCCCATCCAAACAATCCCCTAACAACAACCTATACATATATCTCCCCTATACCCATACACATCAACCGACCCTTATACTAATTAGACTATATATATACAAAGAAGTAAGATTTTTTAAGATGTATTTTTTAAACTCTTACTTCTTTGTATATATATTTAAATATATAAGGGACCCCAAAAGCTACGCAAGATGACAAACTGAAAATAGATCCAATATACATATCTATTTTTACCAGTTGCCTCAGAGCTTGTGACATAACGACAGGAAGCGAAAGTGAGAAAATTGGTGTGTTACCTATTGCGATCGCGCGATTTCGTTTTTGTTACACTCCTCTTCTGTGTGACATATGGAAATGGATGCATAACCGGCAGGGGCAGGTATTTACCAGATACGGGCATATTCGCGATCCTATTAACCGGGATAGCTGCAGGGAACCTTGAATAAAGGAGTGGAATTATTACGTTATCTGCAGCATGTATAACGGCCGTTAGAGTACAAATTTAAGGAATTGAGAATGTTACACCTTGACTGTAGAAAATGACGCTACACGCGAGATTCTAGGCATGTATGGCATGTAACCGGTTAGCAGGCATAACGGGCCCGTACGGGCGATATAGCGGCCCGTGCGGCTGCAGGTGGTGATACGTGCAGCTGCATGCAGTCAAGGATATACACGCGCGCATTATGTCAAGGTGTAGCTGCATCATGTGAAGGATCGCGGGCATGCAGTCCAGGCGCGAGATCGATAGCTGCACCTGGTGTGAACCTGGATAACAGGTAGCATGCGGGCCGTATCGTATCCAGGTACCACGGGCGGGCATTATCCAGGTATCGCATGCATGCCTAAATTAGGCGGGTTATACCGTGATAGCTGCAGCGGGCCAGTATCGGCATAATGGGCCGCGTACGGGCCGCTGTGGAGTCCAGGATCGCGTACCCGGTTGCATGCTGCGGAGAATATCGGCAGGCATAAAAATACCCGCGTGGTATGCGCGGGTTTAAGTGTCTGTTATCGGTTGCTGCTAGACTGTTATAATTCCGGGCCGCCCGTACACTCCGTCAAGGTGTATAGAGCGGCCGCGAATTTCTATCCTGCTATCACGGCCGATGCAGTCGCTACACGTGAATTCAGTACCGATGCAGTCCAGACACCGGGCCGTATCATATACGGCCGATATAGCGACCTTGTGTGATATGCGGGTTATACCATTCGGTGTAATTAACCGGATATAACGCGATCCTTTAATTAAGTCTATCGCCCGCGCAATTTCAGTTTTCATTTCTAGACTCCAGTAATTCCAGGGCATGCCACAATTCATAGAATGCTACCGCGGCAAATGCCGCGATAGCTGCAACAATCGAACCAAGTAGAATTAGCATCAAAATACCTTAATCCATTTACCCGATACGAAATTCCATTTTTCTACCTGGAATGCTGCCAATTCGGTAATTTGGAATTTGGCATTTTCCAGCAGATCGACAATTCCAGCGGCCCGCATTTGCGCGGTGATATCGTCGCGAATTTGCAGTGCATGCGCGAAATTGTTCGCGTACCCGGTTGCTGCCGGCTGCAGCAGCGGCGAATTAGCGAGATGAATTACCACGTGTATATTCCCTGATTTCATAATTTCCCCATTCCCTACCTTAAAGGTATAACAACCCGATTAAGTGCCGCACGATCAATACCGCTGCGACAATGCCGCACCCTTGAATACTTGCGATATAGCCGTAGTAGACTGCACGGCCAGTATTTACCCTGCGGCGAAATACCAGAAATGCAGCGAGAAACAAACATTGTTGCATTATTGCAAATGCGATAATTGTATACATAATTTCCCCTAAATCCTTAATTGTTGCGTGCGTTATATGCTGCTACCAGTGCAGCTTGACGGGCATTATATTCTGCAACGGCTGCAGCTTGACGCGCGTTATATTCTGCTACCAGTGCAGCTTGACGGGTAGTGTATTCTGCTGCAGTCAATTTCGTTTTTACTGCAGCAGGTTTGATTTCTGCAGCGATTTCTACCGTGGTGGTTTGATTTGATTCTAGAATTGAATAAACCAATAGGATCGCGAGAAATGCCAAAATGATAACGCCACACACTGCGAACATGCCCGCCATAATATAATCAAATGACTGCGTAGTAGTATCAACTGGAGTCGATCCTACAATGTACGCATGACGGGCCGCGATCGCAGCGAGTGCCAATATAACAGATAACACGATAACTTTAATTGTTTTCATAACTTTATACCCTGCCGGTTTGATGTCCCTTTATACATGCATGTATCCGGTTATGTCAATACATGCAGCTAATAATTAACTGCATGTATTTTTACCCGCGTACCAGGTTGCATGTATCCAGGTGCAGCTACACGGTTTTTAGGTGTAGCATTTTCTTTTTCCCTTGACCGTGCGCAGCAAATACAATTACATTTTTACGCGCGTGTAATTTGCTATCCTGCATGCATAACCCGCACGCTTGACAATTAGCGGCCCGCCCGGTTTGCTCAGGACACGGGATCCCGGTATATTCCCCGTCAAGTTTATATGCGCGATCGTGCGTGTGCTCAGGTATCACGATAGCAGCGGCAAAACCGGCAGCATGCGCGGCCCGTACCTGCTGCATCGTTTCGCACGATCTCAAAACCGATATGCGGCCCCAGCTATCGCGGCGTGTATCGCGTGCATGCGTGTATGTCCAGACGCGTACATTTTTACCCTTGACTGCACCACGTGCAATGTATCGATCTGCAGCTGCAGATAGAATTTGCGCGGCCTTATTTGTACGCGCGTCCCCGACAACGTGCAGCCGCAGATCGCGGCGACCCGTCAAGGTATCGATACCTGCAGCCTCAATTAATGCGATAGCTGCGGGTGATAGAGTCGCAAATTCTCGCGCGGCCTTATTTAGGCGGGCCGTAGTAAAACCCGCCATACCGGATTCAGCGTAACAACCCGCGCCCATATGCGGGCATGTAGGCGGGCATGATATCTGCGCAGTCCAGGTGCATGACACGGGCCCAATTTTATCGTTGTCTGATTTTTCTACTGCAGCGATCAAATCAGACATTTTTGTACCGTTGCGCGGCAGCATGTCAAGCGATCCCGAATTGTTTACCGTCGTTAGAGTTTTCATTTTCCTAATTTCCCCATATACCAAAGTTAAGCGTATTCCCCAATTACGATGTCCCCGTAATAAACCCGGAATTTCACCCGGTAATTTTCGGTGCCGTTAATTGTTATCTGCAGCTGCATTTCATTGTCGATATGCAAATGTGCAGCGTCAATGCCTAATTCATAGGCGCGATCGCGTACAAATTCATAATCACCATTTTTGATGTATTCAAATGCTGCATGCATTTCTTCGATCTCGCGCAATTCGAATTCATCGGATGCAGCATAGCAAACCGGTTTAACGCTGCAGTTTTCGTACATTTCATGCACGATCGCGTCAATAGCATTTTTAACCATGCCGAAAATGTATGTGTGATAAGTATTGACATAATCACCGGCACGAAATGCTAACCTTGACGGGCAAATGTATACTGCATCGGTGCAGCTGTTAATATACTTAATTGGTGCAGCATATGAAAACCAATTGTCATATACATGCTGCGTCAAGTCTATACCAGTGCACGCGCCACACTTGACTAATTCACCCGCCAATTCTCTAACATCGGCCCGCTCAAAAATTATAGGTTCCATTGAATACCTCCGCTGTTTTGATGCTGCGTTATATAGGCATGTTCGCGAATATGTCAAGCGAGATAGAAAAAATAAGCTTGTTAACACAATTACAGCGTGATTTACTCGCGTTATGCATACCTATAAATTGCGGCCGCATATCCTAAATTCACGCGTACCCGGTTGCATGCTGCGGGCATTTCTAACCCGTGCGTGCGATCCTAGCGGGCCGTTATACCTGCAACCTGGATACCTGCAACCTGGATACCTGGATAGCTGCAGCTGCACCACGGCCCGCTATATCTGCGGCATGTATCGCTGCATTATCGCTGCAGATCCCGACAAAAACGGCCTAGGGATCTCAGATAAAAACCCCTCGCGGACGCGCCAGCGCACATGCACGCACTCAATGCGACGCAGATGTAGAAGCGATCACACATCCCAGCACACACACATACATCCACACATACAACACATACACGGCGGGAATGTTTTACGTATCCCTCTGGCCCGCGAGGGAGCTGAGAGCGGCTCCCGTGTATTGCGATCGTTTCCTGTCCTGGCGTCTCGGTTGCTCGCATTCGTCCGTTTTGCAGATCCAAACAAAAGGAAAAGCACGGCGGGCCAATTGCCTACCGTGCTCTGTGTGTGTTGCGTACGCTCACTATGTACGTACACGCGCCTCCGTCCGTCCGTCCGTCCCTTTTCTTTTTACTGCTGCATCCAATTTTCTGCATGCTCACAATGTGCGATGAACCTACTCCATTCAGGTGGACAGGATCTACTTAGGAAAGTAGTAGCACGTTCACGGCGCCCGGTGATCGGTGCGTCAGCTTCCATATCCTCTGGGAGGATGTGCCATGAATCGATGGACATGTCTGTAATACCGATGTGCGTTTCTTCCAGATTCCCGGTCGTATCATCGGTGACTAGAGTTACCAACCGAGCACGATCAAAGTACATGTACATCGGTGCGCGGCCGGTCGGGATAACAGAGTATCTAACCAGGATGGATCCTGACCACATCTTGCCCATTCCACTAAAGAATGTCTCACGACCCGCATCCTGAAGCAACGCCTTGAGCTTCTCGTCATACGTGACAGGTTCTGGGTCACGATGTGGCTGCAATAACATGCACTCAATACACGTCCCGTTGTACAGCTGTGATGCTGGAATTCCGCACTTAGAACACTTTTCCATGTCTATACCCTCTTTTGCGTCAACAAGTGTGACTACTAACTGTTTTTGTGTGTGAAGTGGACGTACACGATTTGTGCTCGATATTAGGATATGAGCGTTCCTCACATCGCATACGTCCGTCCGTCCCGTCAAGATAGCTGTTTGCTATACTTTGTGTGTCTTTTATTCAGTCCACTTTGGCAAATGGAAAGCATCTTCTTTCCGCCATCGTGTGTACATATCAGTGACGCTACGCATCACTTCCTGTTCCTCTGTAAGCTTCCACCAGACGTGTGAGTTTGGATCGTACTCATCTGCGGTGTACATCCAGATGCGCTCAAAGCCGTCGTTGGTTTCCCGTGAGACAGTGAAGCTGATGGTGTCTACAACACGCGTTCCATAGTTGAGGTGCGTGTCTACCGATACCTGTGTAAAGTGTACGTTTACTTCAACGAGAGCGTTTGTCGCTTCGTACTTGCCATTCAAGTAGAAGCGTGCACTTATACTACACACGTGTTCAGCACCAGTAGTATTCATCTGTATCCAAGCGTCACTGACATACATGTCGTTTGTCTCGCGCTGATCCTTGATGATGTGCGTAAGTGTGCCTTGAATGCTTCCCGACTCTTCCCACATGTCCAGATACTTCTTCATCTCTATTCCCCTAACCCCTTGTGCTTTGCAATGATATGCGCGGCAGCTGCGATGTCTACATCCTTCAAACCAAACGTTTGAACCAAGGACAGTACTTCTTCCCCATACTGTGTCTTGATGTTCGCCACTAAGTACATCGCTGCACACTGATCAAACGTGACACCAGTAATCGTAGCGATTTCTCTAATGCGATTATGCGACGGCATATTCTTACCGGTTGCATAACGTGAAGTGACAGATGCTTGAATACCAAGTGCAATAGCCAAATCATTGTTCGTCATATCTACCTCCTTTAGCGGTAACCTAACACGCAGATATTACGACGATGTTTCTAAGATGTCAATACCATGTATGGATTTCATCAATTTCTTTTTGGTCTTGTAGGTCTGTGTCTTAAATCCTTTGACATCTTCCACTACTGTTTGATCGCCTTGCTGGTAGACAAAGTCAGCTATGTACACACCGTAAAAGATTCCCTGGTGCTCAAGCTTGTACCGTACCTGTCTTCTGAGATCCGTTATGGCGCCAGCTTTGAGTAGTAGTAATAGGTCACCAAAGCGTTTGAATTCCATCTTGGAATCAAACATGCCATACTCCACGGAATACATGCGTTGGTTTCGATACTTACTCTTTGCTGGTGGTGTACCCGCAAAACCAAAAGCACCGCATGCTTTGCAGTTGAGTACGAATGTACTATGCTGCGCTTGCTCTGCAATGCCTTCCGCTCCACACTTCTTACAACTTGCCTTCATTCATCTCCTCGACGATGGATCCTGTCAGGATGTCTGGCTTTTGCTCTAGCCACCACTGTAACTCCTCCGGTGCATTTGCTTGCATATAGGCCCTCACAGACGCCCCGTGGAGCAGGAATATCTTCCCTATGCGCTCACCGGTCAAATGTCCACGATGTTTGTACACGCGTAGACTTTTTGGATTCATGCGAAGAAAAATGCCGGCGTCCTTGTAAGTCATCAAGTCATCCTGGATGCAGAGCTTGACACGCTTTCGTGCTTCGTCTTGATATCCGCTGTACTCAGCAAGCGGATCGTACTTTAGTCTTCTTGCTTTCCACTTCATGGCATTTTGTTCCCTGCCATTAAGTCTCTAAACTTCTGGCGGAATTTCTCACGTGCACGTTCGGTCTCTTCCGGATGTGGCTCAATAAACATTGACGCTTCATAGACTCTGCGAGCAGCTTCATTTGCTGCACTGTGCTGCGCGGCTATTGTCTCGGCCCAGTCTTCAACCTCTTTTGGTGTAGGTCTAAACTTGCACTCTCGCCGAATCTTCATCTCTAGTTCGTTCAACCCTTTAGCGTTGTAAGGATCTGCCAATGAGCGACACGCCTGGGCATAAAGCTTGCAGTCTGTCTCATCTATCGCGACTCCCTGATAACGCGCCACGATAGGCACTATGCGGTCTACTACGTGCCGTATTGCTTCGACGTCAACACCACTCCGAGTAGCTATCTGTGTCATTTCATTTGCTCCAAAATGTTGTCACGGAATTGCAGTGCAATGTCCTGATTTGTTGTCCTCTTCACGTGCTGTGTTGTAGCACTCCCAGTAACCAAAGAATCCCACATTGAAACAAGTACTGTTGACTTGTGAGCGTTCTTTAAAACCCATGTATCGGATAGCCCGAAAAACGCCGATATAGAAGACTTTATAGTCTCGTCGGGTGTTTTCCCAATAACGCGCTTAAAGTGTCCCCCTAGAGCCGCTAGCGAGCCTGTAGGTGCATGTCCGTACTTCTCTGTCCATAGATCTACATACATAGATACGCAAAGCTTTGGTGTAAGAGTCTCGGTTGCTACTGCAATCGAGGTATTTGTATTTAAATCTCTTATACATATATCTTTATCTGTATCTATCTTCTTCTTCTTAATTCTTAATTCTATACGCGTGGAATCTTCAGCGGACTCCACAACGGATTCCACTGCGGATTCCGCTGCGGAATTGTTGCGTCTGGAAACTAAACTGGCCTTACGAGTACGATCATCAGCACGTCGTTTTTCGACGTAATCACGGCTCGTTTGCGTGTCCGTATAGCCCACAATTTCGTACTGCCAAGCATCCGTTTCGCGTACCAAATCAGACGCCAAAACCTCACCAAAGACTGCTTCAGGAACACGCATGCAGCTGGTAATTGTATCTACGTCCATAGAGTCCAGGCGCCCGTCTGTCAAGTGTTCACCTGAATAACAAAGGGCGTAGATGTACCAGCGAAATGCATCGCTAGATAACCTACGCACAGCTTTATTCATTGGAAACTTACAATCCAATTTGACCCACATAATTTCCCCTTTGGTAATAATGAACCCGGATGTTTCACCGGGTTGATTATCTATCGCATCCGTGCAATGTCTAACATTGCGGATCTCAATACTGTCGTTAGTAGCCATCGTGGCTTCTTGCTATCACAAAACGCTTGTAGTTGACTATGTGTAGTCTCCCCAAGGTTGATCTGCAATCGCTCCTCCCTACGGGTGATTGCACGCTTCTTGACTGGTTGTACGTGGCCGGCGATAAGTAGCTGTGCTGCCTCCCTAGCGAGCGCTGAGATGTACAATCCGCGACGCTCACCTGCCAGCTTGATAAACTCCAGCTCGTCCTTAGAGAACCTAAGCATGAAGGACCGGTAGCCAATATTTAGCTTTGTCCCTGTACGTGTAGGTTTACGATTATGAAAGGCGTATTCAGCCATTAAACTTCTCTAGCTCCTTATATATACGAAAGGCCAAATGCCTTCGTCCCTCTGACCACTTACGAATGTCATGGTCAAAGTCGATGTGAGAGACAAAGTCTCCCTTCCATGCAATCTTGATGCGACGCATGTAGTGTTCGTAATTACTTGGCGTCTCATTCATAAGAGTCAAGCCGTCCCAAGTAATGGGACGACTCCACCGCACAAACGATTGATGCGAATCAAATTCCTCTTTCAGGAAATCGCGTATCACTTGTACTGTCATAGTGTTTTGATCGCCATGCTTTCTTCCGCAGGGATAATCTCGAATGCGTCTGACTCAGCAGGGATATTCTCGATGTCCAGCTTTGAGATAAGGACTTTCTTCGACACAATGACTGCTTCTGGTACGTTTACTTCCGCCCAGGCTATTGCTTGCTGGTCATCCTTGATCGCAATGCGAGGATTCTTCTTACGGAATGCAACCGTGCCGTAGACACAACGGTATGTCTTTGTGCCACGTGCCAAGTTACCTTCGGCGACCATGCGAATCTCATCGTGGTGCTTGAGTTTGTACCAGTCAACGCGATCCTGCAATACACCAATCAGTTTGTTGGCATTCTCAATGATTGCACCAAGAGCAAGCTTCCTCGCTGCAAGGTCTGTTTCCATGTCCATGAGGTTAGCCATGTACTTCTCAAGGTCGTAAATGTTTTCTACCCTTGAGATGTACCGGTTAGACTCTGGAGACATCCCAATAATCTCACCTGTTTCTGCGTCCACTAACCAATCTCCTGAAACCTCTACTTGTTGAATACTTTGTTCGTCCATTTGATTCCCCTATCATCTTTCCAAGACAGCCTGTCTGCGCTCAGGACAAAAACCACGCCTACGAATTCCCCTGCGTGGTCACATCGCTGCACGACGACGAAGTCTGTTCCTTCGTACTGATGCCCAACAGTCTTAGCCCAAACAACCTCACCGCGCTGATTGCGATAACTAACAATGGTGTCATCGTAAATACGCTTCGGCAGTAGTGTAAATGCGCCAACAATAAATCCAAGCATAGAACAAAACAAACTTACGAGGACGTAACTCATTTTGCTTCCTGTAACTTCCTGAGTGCTAGTGCGTAGCCTTCGACAGATGGAATAGCTGAACCTGAGTATTGAAGGTAGATTTCCTTCTTGCGGTCCGTTGTAAGATCACCATACTTATCTTTGACTGCTACCCAAAACTGCACGCTGACATCCTGTTTAGGTGCTTCGTACCGAGGTGCATGCTGAATCGTGGATGCGTTACCGTCGTCATCATCGTCCGTTGCAAGTGCAAGTAGACTAGCCAAAGAAAACCTACGAGCGTAGGTCTGAGCAGCTCCAAGTCCGTGTGCATCAAACTTCGCAACAGGGACTATGCTGATAGATTCTATCCACTGGCCGGATAAATGTATACAACGAGATGCCGCCGTAATAGTGAAAACAGACGTCTCTTGAAACGTCTCAACCACTTCCGCTGTCTGCTCGTTATTAGCCTTGCGACGCATCGTGACGTTGTGTGTCGCACCTTCCGTTACCGTCTGCGTGATGAAACAACCGTTCCTCACCAGGATTGGACGAATGGTGTCAAGGATAGCATCCAGTGATGCATACTTACTCTTGAATGCTGGATTCTTCGAATCCTTTACAATCGCCCTTAACTCATTGTGGATACCAACGAGCGCCGGTGCGATTTGGTCTAACTGATCGCTTGTTCGCGTCATACTAACCTCCATATTGGAGGCATTATGTCACACGCTATGACGCATTGTCAATATTAATGCGCTCTATCCTGATGCGTATTCCAAGCAGCTTTGCTTGCTCGTGTCGGTTGTTTGTTCCGAGCGACTTAGATATACGGTACATATGCCATTCAAGTGTTCGTTCACTTTTCTTGAGCACTTTACTCGCACCTTGAAAGCCAAGTTGTGTGACGGCTGCCCACACCCGCTTTTGTTGGCGAGTCAGTTCTTTTTGGGGCTTGGTCTCTTGGGTATTCATATCATTATTGTGTATACTATTTTTGCTACTTAATTTCCCCAATGTCCAGTAGTAACCCCGTCACCCCTAAGGCGGGGTTTTCTATGTCAGGACTACTTCCCACGTAGCACCAAGGTCTGTTGATCTACAAACCTTCTTTGTTCCGCCAATATCAAAGATTGCGTAAAGCATTCCACCAAGGTGTGGATCGTAACTTGTGTCTACTACTAAACCTGCTTGGGGAGTAACGCTGTTAATAGTGCAGTTAGCGGCAGTAGTCCAAGTTGCTCCTAAGTCTCTGCTTTTTCTGTACTTGATGTTTCCTGGTGATCCACCCGAACCAGCATCGTAAATTACAATTAGCAAACCTCGGTTAGTGTCGCATTCAAATCCAGCTGTTCCAGCAGTCACAGTAAGTAGGTCTCCTTTGGTTGCACCATTGTCTGTTGTGTAACTAAGCGTATGAGATGTTGAACCCTTGATAAGAATAAAGATAAAGTCGCCGGTGTTGTCAGAGTCGCGAAGCTTCACAATGCTATCGGATGTTATATTCGTACCCGCTAACCGTTCCGTCAAAGGAGCATCCTGCAGGCGTACGTTTATCTTTGTTGCTTTGCCAAGCATTAGGAACCCTTTGGTCTTGTACGCTTCAATGGCAGAAAATAATTCTTGTAAAACGTCACGAAACCATGCCCGGTGACGATGACTAGTATGTAGGGGATTAAGGTTTATACTTTTGGTCACGTAGTCAACGTGATGATTTACCTCACCGAGTCCATACGGAGCGCCCGTGTAATATCTACCTTCGGCATCTATCGTCGAATCTGTACCCCGGTTACTGTTATCACTAGTACGTATAAGGTCAACCGTCCCAGTAGTGACTATGTCTCCCGCTGTATCCAGAAGTCCACCGTGTGCAATACCGCGCAATAAAGACACGCCACCTAAATAAAGCGCAGAGTCTGTACCGCCATTGATGTCAAACGGATCATATAAGTCTGGTGGGAAATTCCCATTGATCTTGTCAAACAGTGTTTGCGCGGTAATGTTGCCGGTAACTTTATGTCCGTACGTGAAGTCTGTACCCGTAGTTGCGTTAGGCGTAAGTAAGGCGCCTCCACCGTACAACCACGTAGCTAGGCCAGTATCGCCATTAAGGTAACAGTCACGAAGCGGTGGCTGTGAAGCGGCGCATGTTCCTCCACCAGGCTGTGCAACAGATCGAGTCATAACCCAACCAGGATGTCTAACAATGCCGTCGTCAGAAGCGTTTACTTCAGCTGCGAGCTGTGCAACCGTCAACATAGACACAGCGTACGTTGTTACGCCTGTTCCTCCACCAACAGTCATTTGCCAATGTACGTCTGACTCTTCTTCATTCCTGCCATCGCGATCGTGTTGCCAAAATCTGCGTCCGTAGAAGTAAGTAGTTGTTCCTACTTCAGCAACAATAGATGCCGTCTTACGCTCAAATGCAGATGACACTGTGTCAGGAACATAAGTGGAATCTGTGTTGGTGTACTTTAAAGTCGTAGTACCAATGTGTATTTGACCGCTAGACTTATGGATTCTTCGGCATGAAGTAACACCCCAGAACGCGCTATCAACGCTCTCCGAGCCAGCGAACGAGGTGCTGGCGGTATTCTTCCTTGGGTACGGATTATCCTTAGAATCTTTGTCAGGTATTGCTGCCAATGAGTGTGAGTCAGGAGAGCACAAGTCTAACGTAACTGTTGCGTAAGACGTTGTTGCTCCAATAACGTTCCAAGACTTAGTATTGCCATGGTAATCAGTTAACTCAATAACACCTGGTTCGTTAGTGCCACTGTTTGCTCTGACTTGTATATCTAAATACCGATATCCAGACATGCCTTCATAAGGTGAAAACAAACGATTGTTACCTGTACCAGAAATGGTACGGGTTGCACTTTCTACAACAGACCAACCATTGAAGCGCCATCCTCGAAACAAGACGCGTGTTGCTCCGTTGGTATTGTCATCACCGTTGGTTGTAAGCGACGATCCAGACAATGCAGCCGATATCCATGCAGGAACGTCGTTCAATGATGTTGTCAGACTTCCGCTCCCTGCTACCGGATCTACTAGAGTTGTGTATGCGCTGTAGTCATTGAATGTGTCATTGCCGGCCCAGCTTCCAGATGTAGCAGTAACGTTTCGTGATCCGCCATCGTAGCCAGTAATCGCTACCGTAACGTTGTCAGGGTATGCACCATCCCACGCACGTATACGCCCAAACATGCCTACGTTTCGTGCTAGACATACCGTAGTGCTAATTGTTCCGGAGCCAGTAGTGTAAATACCAAATACATCCTCGTCGCCTTCAAGTGACAAAGACCATTCAGTTGCATCCTGCATGCCTTTATTTTGTGCATGAGTAATGTCAGGCACTGTCGTGCCATTGACCTTTACATTGATTACACCAAAGTCATGTGTTTGTGGACCTGTGCAAAAACCTGTTGCACTCAGAGATGCCTTGTAGGTGGCTGTTTGCCTTGTGCTTGAAACTGTATTTGTGGCTGTTACTGTTGACCCACCAACAGATAAGCTACAGGTAGCAGTGCTACCAACTGTGCTTTTTTCGTACCAAGTGTAGGAGGTTTCCGCAGGAAATCTAGTTGGTGCCGCAGTAGTACTAAATGCAGTCTCGGCAATATCCCACAGTTTGTCTGTTCCAACACTTGCACTAAATGCGCCGGCGTAAGTAGCTGATGCATCAACGTAATAGGCGCTGGACGTACCACTTGCAATAGTAATCGTAGATGTCTGTGTCGCACCATGTCCATTATTGACTGTTACAACTGCACGCAGTTCCCATCCCCACGATGACAAACTAATTACGTACTTATATACATCTATCTGTAATTGACCACTAAAACCTAAGTGACCACTAAATGTAAAACCAGTACGTTTATCTAAATACTGCTCATCCCATCCTGGAGGAGGAACCACAATGTTTCCGGGATTCTTAATCCTAACGGTCACATCTTGAGTGTGATCCATTGCAAGAGTACTGGTACGCGTACCGTCAAGGTATGGCATTACGGTCTAGCCACATCCGGTCCACCAGCCATTGAATAACCGTCAAGGATATAAAACGCTCCGTTAGCATCCTGTTGTACGAAATTCCAGTTAGGAGATACATATACGGGAAGTTCATGGAAGGTAGAAACGTTAGCGTTCAATTCTCGCTCGCTGTTAAAACCAACCGTTCCATTAATCTGACCAGTCATAAAAGATTGACGGCGAAACTCTTGCTGCTGCATGTCTATCTGTGTTCGAATATTCATATTAATACACCGTACTCACGTAGTTACTCTCACAGTTATATTCAACCTTCGGTGCAACGACACCACCGCTATCACGGCTGATCACGACCGTACGCCGCTTCATGTATAGGTCATCGTAATCCGTGTCAACACCATTGACCATTAACATTCGACATCGAGCACCAGGCTGAAACCCATCAACATAGTAGAAAGAGCAAACCTTTAGTTGGAAGCGTCGTTGAGCCGCTGCATCGTACACACGCCTAGACATCTTTAGGATGTCTTCAGGTTGTATGTAGGGAACAAATATAGGCATTGAAGTAATGATGCGTCCAAGGTAATCAGGACTATTAGCATCAAATATACTTGCTCTGTTAATTAATGGATTAGCGGCTGGCACTCGTGCCGCGTCATTCTGTGCAGTCGTTGTCCCAACACCATTTATGTAGTTTGTTTCTGGTGGTGACACAGTAAGTGAATAAACTTTTGGTGATTCACCTACGCAGATTTTATTCAGTGAAACATTGTGATCCGCTGGATTTGGTACAAACTTCCATATCGTTGCGGCATTGTAAGCAGGTTTTGCTTCCAATACCCATTTGTAATTGATTTGATCCCAACGTAAACGATATTCAACAAATTGCTTACGAAGTAACATCAACAGCTGGCGGATAATTTTGTCGCCACGATCACCGGTCTTTGTTCCATGTCTCCATGATTGGCCTCGTGGAGGAACAGGGACAATAGTATTAATTGCATCCGCAGGTAGGTCTATTGTTGGAATCGCGTCGTATCCAGCCGCATTCAATACGTTGTTAATAGCAGACCCAATATTAGTCCCATCAAATGCTGTGTGTAGGTATTGGTTAACTTCATTGAACCTACCAATTTCACTTGTTAGTTCCCACTCTGCTTCGTAGCGATATGCAAAGGAATTACCTGCTGCGTTATCTAAGAACACATCACAAGATACTAACCTAGCCCATCCAGTCTGCTGTGTTACCCAAGTTGGTGTACCTGCATCCGGATCATCTGTACGTTCAATCTTATATGTCGTATCACCACGTTCAACAATAGTTATTTCATTTTGTGCAACGTGTGTTGCTTTTACGCGGCCGCCGCCATATGCCAGGTCGTCATCAAAAAACTCAAGATGACTGTACCTGTTGATCAACACTGGCGTAGTTGCACGCGTCACCCTAAGCTTGTCCCAACGCAGGTAGACACCGTAAACCATTGGTGTGTAAATAGCGTTTGTTGTAGCCAGTTGTATTTTGTGTCTAAAGAATCTGTCTGTACCGATCGTGTATGTACCAATGTCTTGGTTTACTAACTCTACAGTAGACGATGTTGCAGCATTTGTTTGGTATGCGCCAGTTGTATGACTGGCTGGTGATGTTGCCGGAATAAATCCTGGGTCATATACCTGTGTGAAGAACGAGTAACCAGCTGATCCTTCAGCTGACGTCTTATATCGGATTCTATGGATAGCAGTGTGATAAGTCAGGTTATTAAAGTCAGGATTAAAACCAATCTCTAACTTACCTGCGTCAACAACGTATGGAACACCAGAGTCTGTACGAAGTGGTACCTGAACAAGTTTTCCTGCAATAGACTTTGAATCAGCCGCCGACTTAAAACTCTTTTGTACTGTTGACTTAGTTGTGTGGTTTGTAATCAGTACGCCCATTTGAGGCACTGGAATAATAGACAGCGTTTGCCATTTACCAGTCATCTCAGTAATAGACCCAATATCAAACGAATCTATTAATGTGGCAGTGGTGTAAATGCCAGAAACTGGATTGTCATACCAATAAACTGTGCACTTACCTGTGAAGTCTATGTGTATGCCAAGTTTTTCAATCGCAATAAACAAGCAGTTACGATACTTGTTTGTCATAACCTCTCGACTTGCTATCTTCCAGTTGATAACAAATCCCTCATCCCTAGACGTGTTTGCACCAGTAGCAGTCTGCATACCAATACGAATAGTGTCTAAAGGATATCCAGTAGTAGATATGTATTGAGGTATGTGAACAGCACCAGTCAATGTTGGCATAGTTTTTGTGCCAAGTGTAGGTGTCTCAGATGCTAGAAACTTACCGTTAAATGCAGGGTCCGATGTCTCAACATTCCCATGCCACATCAATTCCCAATATGGTTCATCTCTGGTAATAACAGACTCATCGTACCAATGAGTAGCCGTTGACCATTCTGCGGTTAAAAAGCTTGGCTTGAGCATTATCATCCCAGTGATAGGCTCTTGCCATACATGCTCAACGTTAGTAGGGCGGAAGTACTGCTGTATATTCGTACCAAACGGAGACTGTGCAAAACCTGGACGTTGCGTCATCCGGTTTTCTACATCAAAAGTAATGCGCCATTGCGGAATAGGCATTATCCAATACCTACGTTCATCATGTTGTTCCTTGACGCCATATACATCTCAAGCTCGATTGCAGACACCGCACCAGCACCACGTGGGCCGGCACCAATAATGCTAGATGCCAGTAACGTCATAGCGACGGTAGCGTTGTTTAGCGCCTTTGTGTTTTCGTCTATTGCTTTACTTGGTAAGTTGTTTGGGTCTGGTGATGTAAGGTATCCAGCGGCACCACCAATTAATGTTCCAGCAACCGTTCCAACTATGTTTCCAATACCGGGGAACAACGATCCAATCATTCCTCCAAGCATTGCGCCTGTTGCCGCACCGCCAAGAGCGTTTTGTAGTCGAGTGCTTTCAGCCAGAGCCTTTTGATTACCAATGTTGTTTGATTGCTGGTTTGCTAAACTTTGAGATGCAAGCACTCCACCTAGCATCAATCCACCAGTAAGTAAATTACCTGCCATGCCAGGATTCATATTAGACAAGAAGTTATTCACACCTGCATTCATTGCAGTCATTCTTGCTTGTATAGAAGACTTTACATTTTGCAAAGCTGTTGGAGGATTTAACTGTGGCCCTTGCATTGGATTTGGAATGAATTGCCCAGCCATGTTCATTGTATGAGTCTGTAAAAAAGAAGGACTCATAGGGCCGAATGGCATCATGCCCATTATCTGACCACCGGGATTCATCATCCTTGTTGCTGTTTGTGTTGCGGTGGCAACTTGTGTCGCAGTTGTAAATTGGTTTAAGCTTTGAACAAACTGACCTAAAGTTATAGATGCTTGCCCTAAAGCATTTTTCAAGTACCCAAACACAGACACAATCAATATCAAACCAGGTACGCCAAGGGCAGCACTGTTCAACTTACCTAACGTTGTAAAAACGTCAGCCAATAGATTTAATCCACCAAGTGCAACATTTAAACCTTGGCCACTTGTGCCCATCAATACCGACTGGGCGCCTTCAGAAACTCTTTGACTGACAGAAGGTAGACTTGTCCGACCAAGTGCTTCAGCGGATCCACCAGAAGAACGTGCCATGCCAGCAAGTAACTCTTCGACGCCTTTTGCACCACGACCGCTTAGTCGCGACTGTAAGAACATTGTGGCTTCTTGTTCGTTGCCAAATCTACGACCGGCCATAGACTCTGCTGTTTGTCGTAATGGTGCACCTGTACGAACAAGGCCAAGCAAAGTGTCGGAATCCATAGCCCTTGGATTCATCCGCAACTTGGCAATAAACTCGGACAACTCAGCAAGCTCAGATGCGCCACCACCACTTGCTACTGTCGCATCAGCAAGAGTAGAAATCGTAGACATCAACTCAGCACCAGGCGTACCCATAGCAAGCATCTTGCGACCAATGCCGGCAACATCAGTAGCCGCAAACGGTGTCTTCATTGCAAAGTCTTGCAGCTGACCAGTAATCTCCGCTCCTTGCCTAGTGCTTCTCAAGGATGTACTGATTTGAGATTGGATCGTACCTAGGTTCGCTGCCATATTGAAACCAGTAACTGTTCCAACCATTTGGCCAATATCTTTAAGTCCATATATCGCGCTGTGAATAGCGCCGATAGCGTTTAGAATAGGACTCTTAAACCCAATAGCAAATGAGCTTCCTGCTGTTTGCCCTACTTGCGTCATGTTACCGGTGCTGCCTGTGCCACCTACACCTGCTGTAACAGTACGAAGGTTCTGCCGCATCTGTGCCATCTGCTGGGCTTGCTGTGCATTAGCCGCCGCAAACGCAGATGCAAATGCGTTTCTTACACCACCACCGATTGCTTGATACTGTTGTTGAAAAGCAGTATTCAAAGCCGCATTTACAGAGGACGCCATGCCCGCACCCATTCGATTGAACGAGCTTGTGGCACGGGACATAGCGTTGTTCAGTGAGGCTTCAAACCTTGTGACGTCTACATCAATAAGGATCTTAATGTCGCCGAGTTCTGTTGCCACTGAATTTCTCCTCGTTTTCTTTTTTCATCCGAGCGAACTCTTTTTGCTCCATCTGCTCTAATTCGATTAGATCAAGCAAAGCAAAGTACGGGAGGTCAACCTCTAAAGGGTGTCTTCTCCAGTGCTTGGAGCACACTCGGACGATGAGTTTTTTAGGTCGTTAGGCTTCGACCCACGCACCTGACTCAAACCAGCAAAGGACTCGTTGAATGTGCGAAACAAGTAGTCAAAACAGTCCATGTGATTTTGAGCTACCCACAAGTAAAACAATGCAGTTGGCCATTCCTCAGAAGGTAATGGTTTTTCGTGCGCTGTTGCCATAGCACAAATGTCCATCGCTAGAGGAAAAGGAATGTCGGGATAACGCTTCGTTAATTCCTGAGCGTCCATACTAGATTGGTAAATCTGCGGAACACCTGGGCGACGCCAAGTAAGGATAACCTTATCGTCGTCTGTGCCAAGCCAGTCCGTCACATCTACTTCAACAGCGGGACGCTCATATTTCGGAGCGTTTTGTACAATGTCGCCTAATTTCATATAGCCAGTTTACTATACTTACGGAGGTGTTATTGCACCTGTCCAACCGGTTGTATCTGCCATGCCGTCAAGCTCAATGTCTTCAATCAGTGGATTACCTTGGTCAGTACTCATTCGAAAACTTCGAATAACTCCGACAAAGTCTTGGTATGTAGCAAGCGCACCGTTGTTTTTGATACGCACGTAGCCAACATAACCAACCGGTGAATACACTGTGAGGCCACGAATAGCAGAGAGGTTTGATACGTTGTCCGCATTGTAAGTCGTTACCATGCGAAGGCGTACCATCTGTTGCCTATTGAAATAGCGACGCTTGATACCTGCTGCACCACCAGCATTGACGGAATCAAACTCGTCGCTATATTCAACTGATCGGCTTACACCGATAATCTGACTATTGGTAGAAAATGTAGGTGCTGCCCCAGTAGGCGCGTATGGAAGTGCAGATACCCAGATCTGTACAGCCATATCCTCCATAATTAAAGCCATAGTTAAGCTCCTTGACTAACTGAATAGGATCCCCAGTCAGCCATAAGGTCGATTTCCATCTCCTCAATCTGTGGGTTACCTTGGTCGGTAGACATACTCATGCGACGCATAACACCTTCATAGGTTCTGGCCGGTGTAAGCGTAGAGTTGTTCTTTACGGCAAGTCTAATGTTGTAAAGACCAAGTGTGTACGTTGCCAAGGCCTTAGCCTGTGGAAGGTTCAAGACGTTGAGTGCGTTGTAAGTAACAACACCACGGATGCGGATCATCTGGTTGCGGTTAAAGTACCGGCGCTTAATACCAGTAGCTCCACCAGCGTTGACTGAATCAAATTCATCAGAGATTTCAATTGATCGCGCAACACCCAAATATGAATACGTTGCCGCACCTGTAAAGTTTGGTGCAGTACCGGGAGTATATGCATCACCAATTGAAAAGGTGATGCTCATATCCTCAAGAATTAGTGCCATCTGTTACTCCTATAAGTTACTGACGAATATTCGCCAGGTTCGTCCAACTGTACGCCAATATACTTGACCATCACCAACTTCGATTGTAGATGGTACTACACCCGACGATCGGCATATTACGCGATACCCACTGTACGTCTCGTTTGCATTTATTAATGCAGTATCTATCACATCCATTGCGTTGTACATGTTGTCGTCGTCTACTCCAGCAAAACCAACGACCAACACGTGAAATTCAATAAATGCTCCTTGCCTGTGTCCAGCTTCTAGGTCATATCCACCAATCTCTTCAATGATGACATATGGACTTCTGGCATCCTGAACAGCCAAGTCTTGGTATACACCACTAACAAAATTCAATACTGTTGTGGCAGCAAGCTTACTATTAATCCACTGCCTTGCTAACCTAGGTTCGTATATGCTCACGGTAGTACCTGCCTGATTGTGTCACGAACAATACGTGCCACATTGTCTTTCTGTTCTACCATTGCCTTGGTTAGGAAGGGGTTACCAGGATACGCCACAATAGGTGCTTTGTGACCGTTGTGCAGGAAGATGGCGTAGTGGACGTCATTACCTACCCAGTTTGGTCCATGCGGATCTGCAATGACTTCAGCTACAAACTTACTTACTTTACGCCCACGGATGCTTTGCACAAGTTTGCCAGATGCTATGTTTGTACCTGCGTGCCGTTTAGCACTCTGGGCTACTTGTTGTGCGGCTGGTCGCAAGCCGGTAGAGACGCCACTCTTTATACTGAGTGACACTCCTCTAACGTTG